TACTTGTTGATTTGTGCAAAATATTTTATCTCTATATATCACATTATTACTTGGATCAGTTATCTCTATAGTATAAAAATTATCTTGCTTTAAATCAAAAATAGCACTTAATTGCCTATAATATTTAACTAAAGAAAAATCACCCGTATGATCTTGAGAATAAACACTTTTATTTTCTGTCTCTGAAAATATGTCTACGCTATAAGTAATAGAACCACTATATTCTCTAGGAATAAAGCTTATTGTTTGTGAACTATCAGAGTCTTGTAATATTATCATATATATACAATAAAAAAAACAACTATTTGTTATAATAAAAAAGAGGGCTATTGCCCCCTTTTAAATAATATATAATAAATATATTTTAGAAATCTGAACCAGATGTTACAGTAACAGTAGCACTAGACATTCCAGCATAAGGATCTGAAGCAGTAGGACTGTCAACAAAGTTAGCTGGCTTTACTTCTTGAGCTGAAAAGCTAAGAGTATATCCGCTTAGGTCTCCCATCGCAGCTCCAGTTACAATTGTTCCTCCTGTTACCTCCGAACCATGTTCTAATCCCATTACAAAAACATTACCATTATAATCTTCTACAGCAATATGAGGTCTACCATAAGCTAACAACTTAATCTCTTTATTATCTTCTTTAGATAATTTATGTAATGTTAAGTTTAATGTTTGCTCAAAGAAGGTAGTACCATTTTCTCTTGAAGAAGTAACGGTTTGTTCGAATGATGAATTTCCTTTTAATTCATATTTATAAGCAGTAAATGTACCAGTCATGTCTGTTATTTGATCATCTGCATCTTGAGACACAGTACCAAAATCACCAAAGTCTGTAAAATAAACATTTTTTATTCCACCAACGACATCTTTACATGGTTCAATTCTACCTTTTGTTAACGTACAAGCCATAATTTTTTTATTTTAATTAAAAAAAGGGCAGGTAGATTAATTCCACCTACCCCTTTATTTATTGTTATACAATTACTATTAAGCTAATGTTAATAGTACTAAGTCAGAACCAATCCCGTATTGAATACCACTTGTAAATCTCATTATAACTCTTACATTTTGAGATCCATCTAAGTCAGCCATATCTAATACTTTCACCTCATTGTGGTCAGACAATAAACCTGTACCGAAGTATAAGTTAGATTTTTGACCAGCAACAGCGTGGTTTGATGGCATTCCTGGGGCTAACACAACTTTAATTCCATCGAAAGAAAGTGCATTACCCATATTATACCATTGGTTTCCTTTATTTTCGTAACCTGCAGCTCCAAGACCTGATGCTCCAAAACCTCCTAGAGATCTAACATATGCTTGGTAAGCAACTGGTGGTAAATAAATGTTTAAATCTTCTTTTCCGTAAATTGCGTTAGGAATTGAATCAACAATGTTTCCTAATAAGCTATTAATGTTAGAAGAAGTAAATGAAGTTTCAGAACCGTTAGCAGCGTCATTAACGTCTCCATCAGCAGCCATAAGAACTGTAAATCCGTCAAATTCACCAGCATTTCCGTTAACTCCACCCCAAATATTTTGTTCAGTTTTTTCTGCAACTAAACCAGCAACGTGGCTTATTAAGAAATCACTAAATTTGGGAGGTAAGTTATCAAATGAAGAATATCCCATTTGGATAGCTTCCCAATCGCTTCTAAAATCTTTCTTACAAAGTTCTAAGTTTACTTGAAACTCTTCTGGTTGTAAGATTCTCTCTGTTAACGTAACAGTAGCAGTGTCTGTAAAATCACAAGTAGCATCTTTGATTACGTTAGAATCAGTTGCAACTTTTTTAATTACTTCTTTGAACTTTACGTTAGGTTTTATCTCGATGTTACCTTGATCTAAAGTAGCACCAGATAGTAATGCAGCTGAAATATACTTTCCAGCAAATTCTCCTGCATAAGTACTCGTAATTGATGTAGTAGTAGCCATAATAATTATTATTTATTTTAATTTAAAATTCTATTTAATACTCTGTCTTTAATTGTTTGTGCTCTATTTTTAGAATACAAATTTATTTTCTTTTGTTCTTTACCTTCAGGCGAGTGATTAACCTTTTTAGTTTCTTCAGCTAATTCAACGGGTTCTTCTTTACTTAACATTTCTGTTACAGCAAGTCCAACTTGTTCACTCATTTCCTCTTCCTCTTTATGAGGTCCTTTAAGATCTTCGATCATAGCTTTAATTTCTTCTACAACTGAAGTTAATTCTTCTTTTGTAACATACTTAGCCTCGATCTCTTCTTCTTTCTCTTCTTCTAGTTCTTCAGAAATTTCTTCAGAAGCTTCAATCTCTTCTTCAACTTCTTCTTGAGGTTTACTATCAATAATTTCTTTAATAATCCCTTCTTCTTCAATAACTAAAATTTTACCATCCTCCAATTCATACTCACCTAATGGAAGAGCTACGCGCTCGTCTTCAGTAACTATAAATACAGGTTGGTCGCTTTCAAATGATTCTGCTTCTAAAACAGTTCCATTTTCTAACTTCATTTGCGCTAACTTTACTTCTTCTACAGAAGATTCAGTTTCAACGCCTAGAAGTTCTTTTACTTGATTTAACATTTCTAATGGTTTCATATTTTAATTTATATAGACTTATTTATATCTCTTTTAATATTTGATGCTGAAGAACTAATTTGTTTTAGTTTTTGCTCCATTTTATTTATTTCATTTAATTTTTGTTTCATTGGTGCAGCTGTAATACCAGCATCTTCAACTGTTCTTATTATACTTTTTACTTCTCCATCAGCATCAAAAAGTATTTTATTAAAAATCTTAACATCTTCTAATACAGCATCTATTCTTTGTACTAATTTTCTTCTAGTATTATTTATACTAAGAATTTCTGTTTGTACATCATTATTTACTCTTTCTAAAATAGTTAGATTAATTTCTTCTAATTTTTTTAAAGATAAGTCTACTTTTTCTGATTTTAATTCAGTTTTATCTTTTAGGTATTTATTAACGTTTTTTAATGTTTTAGGATTCATATTATATATAATTAATTAATTAAACTTTTGTTATATTTTCCCTATACCTTGTGCTTGGTAACTACCGTCGCAGCATTTTCTAGAATAAGTTTGTCCGTCTTTACACAAACACCCTCTTTTACTATCCTTTGGGCTTGTATAATATCTATTTGACTCGTATTTTTTTTTCATATTATTTTTTTGTTGGTACGCAATTAGGTACTTTTTTACCATTCTTCATTTTAAAACCTACCATTTCATAACCATCCCAACACGGTGCTTTCAACTCTTCTAATTCTTTTAGTTTACTTTCAGCCCAACGTTTACCAGCTTTACCTCCCCAAAGTAAATAAGATATAGTTCCGCAAGCCTCATTATCACCTTCTTTATAATATTCCTCTGCTCTAGACAAATAACTATACATTCTTTTAATTGTCTGTTTACTAATAGCTTTTCCTTGAGCTAATTGTTGAGCTCTGATTTTACCAACTTGTGTGGCACATTTATTATTTACCTTTTTATTAAGATCTAATCCTCTTTTAGCATTATTCTTAACCGCTTGTGGATAATCAGCATAAGTTTCTAATTCTAGTGTTTTTCCACTTTTATATCTTTTATCTTTTTTAACAATGCCTTTTATTTGTGATAATAATTCAGCCGCTTCTTCTTGTTCCATAATAGCAAGTGCATTAGGTTCATTTGGTCTTTCTAATTTATCTGCAAAATAACCCTCAATTGAAAAACCTTTAACTTTACCTGTTTTTACAAAATCATTCCAAACTTCATCGTTATTTACTTTAACAGATACCATCCAAGTGCCTATAGGTGCGTTTAGATCATACTTCCTTGTCTTATCAAACTTATCGTCTTCAACTATCCAAGATTCAACTACAGATAGTCCTTGTAATGGCAATTGGTGTTCTAAAGTAGATTTGTTTTGATTACCTCTCATTAAAAATAGCTCACTTGCTTTTTTAACTGTTTTTCTAGAAAAATAAATATAATATTCTTTTTCTTTATTTTTTCTGTATATTGGTTTATTAGGTATTAAAGCAGCACCCATAAGAATTCTTTTTTCCTTATCAACCTCTGCTAGTTTTAATTCCTGATTTTTTAATGCAATAAAATCTTCTTCTATCGCTGGGTTTTCAACAACTGATATTGCTTGAATTCCTGAAAACTCATCTGATTCGTCTATAAAAAGTTCTATGATGTCCATATATTAATAATAATATTATTTGTGTTTTGTTATATTATCCAATCGTTGCTCCTGATACAATATTCCTATCAAGTTCCTGTGCGGTTGTTACATCATTACTAACCACAAATGCTTTTACTGGTTGTTGTGTTTGTTCTGATATAGCACTAGCTAATTGATTTGTTCCGCTTGATCCTACAACATTAAATGCTGGTGGAGCAGATGGAATAGCTGGTGATGAATTACTACTACCACCTGATCCTTTAGCGAATGAAGGTGGAGTTGGTTCTTTTGTAGCTGTAATTTGTTTAACATTCCTTAAACCCGCAGCTATAATAGCAACCGCTTGAATAATTCCAAATATACCTCCTTGTCCTAAAGCTTTATTAGCACCCGCATAAGTATCTCTAATAGCTTGCACAACAGCTATTCCTTTTCCAAATTTAGAATTTTGACCTACTATTGATGCTATATTACCTAAAGCACTTGTAATTTCTTTTTCTTTTGCTTTTGCTAAGTCTACTTCTATTTTTGTTTGTTGTCTTTTTGTTTCTTCATCATAAGCAAGTAATTCATTATTAGCATCTGCATAAGCTTGTGTGCCTTCTTTATACAAAGATTTTTTAGTTTCTAATCTTTGTAATTCTATTTCGCGTTCTTTTTCTAAATTATCTTTCTGTGCTTGTAATCTTAGATATTCGTTCTCTATTTGTTCCGAATTAAAGTCTCTTTCAGCCTTTTGTCTTTCTGTAGTAGCGTCTATGTCACTTTGTTCTAACTCTAATTTTTCCCTTAATAATGCGTTACGGTTAGAGTCTTGTTCTGACATGAAACCAGTAATTTGAGCTTCAACTGCTGCTTTTTCATTTTTAGCTTCTTGTAATGCTAAGAAGTTTTCTTCATTTTGATTTTTATCATATTGAGCTTGAGCAGCAGCTTCGATAGCATTAGCATTTTCAAGCATTGCTTGTTTTTGTTCTTCTAATACTGCTTTTAATTTATCATTTGCTGCTATTCTCTCCTCTATAGTATTAAACTCATTATCTCTTAATTGTCTTTGTTGTTCTGCTTGTCTATCATAATCTTCTATAATACCTTGGTTTAAAACCCTTGCTCTTTCTGATGTTTTTTGTAATTCAATATTAGCTTTAGCTGAATTTACAGTTTCTTTAACATAATCTTTAGTTGCTGTTACAACATTTCCTACTGTTTCAACAGTTTTATCAAAACTATCATCTACACCTGTAACTACATCAAATAATTCTTTTCCTGCATTTTTAGCGCTTTCAGCAGCTCCAGCAAAATCACCTTGAAATACTTTTACAACAGCATCTCCTAAAAAACCTAAAGCATCTAAACTTGATTTTACTCTTTCTATTACATTATCAACTATTGCTTGTCCAAAATCTTTTAAAGAACTAACTGGATCTTCAAATATACCTTTAAAATAGTCTATTATAGTTCCTGCATTAGTATCTATAAAGCTAAAGAAGTCATTAAATGCTAAAGATAAGGTTTCAAATGTTGTAGAAAAGAAATCAGTTACTTTTTGATTTTGATTTAAAACTTCTGTAAACTTAGCAAATGCTGCAATAGCTAAACCTATACCAGCTGCTTTTAACGCTCCTCCTATTTTTTTAACACCACCAGCTGTTTTATTAGATGCATTCTCAACACCTTTTAAACCATCTTTAGTATCTTTATTACCTTTTTCAACTTGCTTATTAAGTTCTTGTATTTCTTTTTTTAGTTCTTCTACTTCTGCTACAGCTTTGTCTGTTTTAGCAATAAGATCTATTGTAATTTTTTCCATGCTATTTCTTTTTTAAATTGAGCAAATGTTTCTTTTAAACTTTCAGGAAACTTATATTTTCCTTGAGCTATTCTAATGTTTTCTGTTTCACCATTAGCATCTTGCAATAATTGTAATATATTTTCTATCATACCTCGTTTAATAATTCTATGTCACTCTCTCCTGTTTCAAGATTAGTTGTTATACTGTTTATCTTATAGCTTCTGTTGTTTATTACAAATCTATCTGCTAATGTGTAGTTTCTTAATATCTTTAATGGAAGAAATGCCTTGAATTTTGACAATCTTCTTTTAGTATTAAATACATCTGATATATAAGTCTTGTATAAATCTTCAAATAAGCTACCATCAAATACACCTGTAGGTTGCCACTCATTAGTTTCTAAACTAAAATGTATAGTTGAATCATCTGTACTTGCATCTAATGAAACAGAATTACTAGGTATAAAATATCCAGTATAACTTGATTCAGGTATTTCTATATGTGATGTTCCTAATGTATTTAAGAAAGATATAGATGTTGGACTTGAGTTATTATATATAGGATAAAATAATAATGGTTCTCCTTTTATAGGGTCTTCATTTTCATCAATCATATAGCCCACCTGTACATTTTTAGTTGTACCATCTGCTCCGTCTGTTAATCTTTCAAACTGCATATGCTCAAAAGGAAGTTCTACTTTATATGTGCCACCATCTAACGCTTCGTTATTGTTGTATTCTAATGAACCCCATTCTTTATTAAACAACTGATTAAATACTGATGCTAATAAAGATTTAGTTCCTTTATACTTGAATATAATCTCTTTGTAAGGTAGAGCTATATTAATTTGATTAGAATTTACATCTACATATTCACTTATATCATAACTCGTACCTGCACTATAGAAATCATCTAATGATTGTATTTTAATTGTACCATTATCTAATGTGTATGCTGTAAGATTAAACATCTTAAATAATCCTGTAAGAAAATCTATAACTTTTATTTCTGGTACATTTTGTGTAGGTTGAAATTCAATAACCTCTGTAATCTCTGCATTACCTGAACTTACATCTTGCTCTGCGGGATTATTTGATTTTATATTAAAAAATCCTAAAGTAAATGTATTAAAGGTTACAGAATCTCTACCTCTCACATAAACTGTTAGCTCACCATCTTCTAAATCTCCAGTAAATGAAAATTCTTCGTCTGTTAAATTACCTGACCTTCCTACAAATGAAGTAAATAAACTACCATTCCTATAAATTAAAACATCATAAAGGATGCTAGTATTACTCATACTTGTTGTTAGTCTTATATTAGTAATTGTTCTTTCTACTGTTAATGTTTCTCCTATCACATCAGTTGATACATAAACAGGGTTAGGAGTAGCAAAATTAGTTGCTTGTGATGTAAAGGTTTGATCGTCTTGTATTAGATTACCTTTTTTTCTTTGTAACCATAAATACAGATTGTGATACCTGTCGTTTGTAGTATTAAAAAAGTCAGTAGAGAAAGTTAAACCATATTCATTCTCTATTGCTTTTATAATTAAGTGTACTCTTATAGCATATTTCAAATCACTCCACAATACACCATTCTTTTGACCAGAACCTGCAAATGATATGTTTCTACTGTCTTGAACGTGAGTAGAGGAGTCATAATATAATCTATAATTGTGAGCTATTAATGGTACAATTACTGCATCATTATATGTTACACTATCAACTACTGTATTATATCCAGCTTGTAATGTTGTTTTTACTTGTGTAGAAGTATAGTTCAAAGTAAAGTTGTTTAACCAAGTTAAAGCATCTAATTTGTCTTCTCCTATAAGGTCTTTTAAATCTACTGTGTTACCAAAGAATGTTATTCTATAAGCATAAGGTTTATTGTCTTTCATATCTACTCCCTCTAACTTAATCTTACCCTTTTCAAAAGGAAGATAGTTAAGTTCTATAGTTGCACTCTTTTTTACTCTTGCATCAAATCCATTTACTATATCAAAGTTGTAATAGTGTTTAAATATTTTATTGTTTTCTTTAGATGCAGGTAATGAGAATGTTTTAGTAAAGTTTGTAAATACTTTTGCTATATCTCTTACATTTTGGATAGTCTGTGTTAATGAAACTGATTCATCCTTAAACATATCCATTCTATTTCCCTCAATATATAATTGAATATTCTGCATTATCTAATGTCATTTATTTTATTAAACGCATAACTAAAGTCTATAGTATAATTTATTAGTTTGTCATTTACTGATGTTTTGAATTGTAAAGATTTAGTATCTAATAAAATTGGTTTTACTTCTGTTCCATCATATACCCATACTTGTTCACTAAGCATTAGCTGTCTCATAACTTCATTAAATGATTCATCTATAAACCCTGTGTTCATTTGTATTTTTTCTTTTGCTGTAACTTGAAATTGTCTTACTTGATGTTTTTCTTTACTATATGTAGGGTCATTTACAAAGTCCATTAAGTTACGTTTATAGCTTTCAGAATTAGCATCCATACTAATCATTGATTTTTTATGAAATGGCATAATTTGTAAAGCACCATATTTATTGTAGAATATCACATCTAAGAAATCATATTTAGGTTCGCATACTTCTTCTAATGTTACAACAACACTTTGTGCATATCCTGATTTAGCAGTAGAGATAGTTATTTGGTCGCCTGTAATCAATCCATCTGTAGGAGTAACTCTTATATATACAATCTTGTCTTCTGCAATATTAGTATCACTTACTGTTATATCAGTCATTGATGTACTCCAATATTCATTATATAGATTCCAAAATTCTTCAGTTAAATTCCAGAATACATCTGCACCTCCTCCAGTAGTAAACTCTATAGTACCTTCTGCTTCTGCAAATATTGGAAATACTATATCTCTACCTCTTTTAAAATATATTTTTGTATTTGATTGTAAATATTGTGGAGTGTAATTTCCTGTATCTGCTATAGTATAAGTTTCTCCACTAACAAATATATCTTCTTTAACAGTTAATTGTGTATCACTATCTATTGCAGAAATTGTAGTGTTTGTTGAATCTGTTGTATTAGTTACTGTATCTCCTACATCAACTGTCTTGGTAAATGTTTGTGTAGAATCTATAAGCTTATAAGCTGTAATGCCTGTTGTTGTTGAGCTTATTTTAGTTACAGCAGGATTTGTACTTGTTCTAGGATTTACTCCATCTTCAAAATACCCATATCCATCAAATGCTAAGTAGTCTGTATTTTGTGTTTCACTCCCAGATGTTTTTGTTAATGTTATATCTGCTTCTACCCACACCCCATCTATTGAATATGAACCATATTCTGTTATTAGATAATCTCTTATTAGTTCTGTAATTTCATATATCACATAGTTATTAGTACCTATAATATCTTTGCTTATAATGTACTGTGGTGATGCAGGTTTGTCTGTTGTTAAAGTTCCAGAATATATATATAAGCTCATTGAAGCTGAACTAAGTGTACCAGAAGATGGTTCTACTTTTATATAATATGGACTTCTTGCGTTTATTATTGTACTCATTGTCTTGTATCAATTGTTATATTAATAAGATCTTTTGCAAATGCTTCACCTAATTCGCTTGGTAATCTAGTAAAAGCTTTTTTAAATGGTTTTGTAAAGAAAAAACTAGGTTTTATACCTTGTGCAAATATAAATTTCTGTAATACAAACCCAATAGATCTATAATTACCTTTTGCAAATCTACCTTTTTTATCTCTTAATCTAAAGTTTCTAGCTTTAGCCCATTGCTCTATAAATTTTTGTGGAGGTTTTTTATTAGTATATTTGAATGGACTATTAGGTGCTTTTTGTTTTCCATTTTTAACTAAACTTGGATTTGCACCTTTTACACCTTGATCTACAAAATCACCATATTCATCCATGAATATATCTAAATGTAAACCGTCTTGTTTTTCAGCAACTTTATATTTTAATGATTTATATAAATTACTTGTATTGTTTTTTTTCTGCTTTGTTAAGTTAGAACGTGCCTGTTGTATTACATACTTGGCAAATTTATCGAGTTCTTCTTTTGTTTGTTTAAAATCCATTAGCAAATAGTCATATCATTTTGTATTATTATATCAAACGTAGCTGTCCAACCAGCTAATTTGTTTTCAAACCTATCTACAAAAGGTTCACAAGATACATCACCTTGTAGTTGATATAGTTCACTATATAGATCACCTCTTTTAAGTAAACTAGTCAACCTAGCAGCAACACCTAACTGTGTATTTAATACGTCTTGTTCATTATCATTACCCATAAACTTAGTAGTTTCTTCTTTTTTACTTTCATCTACAATATCCATAAATAATACACTCATACTAAAAGTAATTGTTTTGTCATTTATAGTACTGTTGTTTACTATTATATGTGATAAAGGAAAAATGTTTTGTTTATTTAAATCAACATCATCTATATTGCCGTATGTAATTGTATTTACAAAAGGTTCTTGCTCTAATGTTTCTTTTATTTTTGTTGTTATATTATAAAATCCTGTCATTTTTTAAATTTTGATTTTATTCTTTTTGATTCTAATTCTAATTTATCTTTTTCAAAAGCTAAATATGTTAAACATTCATGTAATTTGAGATAGGTGACTTCGTCAAATCTTGTAATGTCTCCTCTACTAATTCCATATATAGATTGATACCAGCCCCATTTTCTAGCAAAGTTTGATTCAATTGTATATTGTCCTTCTGATTCTGTAAAGATCTCAGGGTATTTATTGATAAGTCCTTGCTTAAACTGTAAAAAAAAATAATGGTTGACATAACTACAGATAATGGCATTTTTTTCATATTACTATTTATACCTTTATATTCTTCTATTAAATACTTATCTCTATCTTTGTATGTAATTGGTCTAAATAAAACAGACATAGCTTTATCCATAGTAGACCAATCACTGAAGTAATTATCTAAGTCTATGTATTCTCCAAATGTCATTTCATCTAACTTAGGTATGAAACCATAGTGGATGCCATTTAAAACAAATGATCTTTTGAATTTGGATTTTTTTTTAAATAGATTATCTATATGTTGTAGTACTTTATTAAGACTTGTATACTTTATTTTTACAATTTCTTTTAAGTCTATATTGCAAAATATTTCTACCATCTTTTGGTTTATAAAGTTACTACTTTCTTTACCATCAGATATTTTGTGGAATTTTTGGTATTGCTCTAAAGTTATATCATCTAAAGAGCTTGGTATATATATGTCTAACTTCATATTAATACAATAAAAAATTAGACCTTTTGTATAAAAGCAATTACATTAATTTGTTTCCAAATCTTCTAGCATAATAATGTGAGTATACTTTTTGTAAAGCTTTAGTTAATTCTTTCTCTTGTTTATATTCTAGTTTTCCTAATAATAGTTTACCATCACAATTAATTTCTATCTTAACGTAATGTTTTCTTCTACCAGATGAAGCTCTATATGTTTCTTGTTGAGGTATAGGATAAGCTATTATATTATTTTTAAAACACCACCTCATTTCTTTATAAGTTCCATCATCTACAAACTCATCATTGTTCCTGAATCTCATCAACGTCTATTCTATTGTTTAATAGTTCTATTATTGCAAATATTTGTTCTTCTTTTTCCTTTTTAGTTTTTGCAATTTCTTTTACTCTAATCCAAAAATGATTAGATTGTTTTGGCATAAATAAATCTTTTATTAAATTACCAAATTTTCTCATTGGTCTATAAACCTTAGTGAATTTTGTTATTTTCATAATTAAATATAATAAATTTTCTCGTTTTTATTTGCTATTTTCCACTTATCTCCTATATAATAATTCCAATAAGCTTTAATGCTATTACTCTCTACTTTGTATTCATTAGGCATACATTGTGGAGGTTCTACAAATTTTATTGTTGGCATACTTAATGGTGCATTAGCTAATACGTCTGAACACTTAATAATTGTTTTATGTGTTTTATTATATCTTTTGGTATATTCATTACCTAAAGCTAACATGTGATTGTATAACCAATAATAATGTTTTGTATTTTGCCTTGTCCATATGGTTGATGGATGATTATAATGTGCTTTTTTATATGGTACATTTTCATTACCATAATGTCTATGTGCTGTGCATAACATTTGTGCTGATTCTAATATCATTTTTACAACATGTTTGTTATATTGATATTTAGCTGCTTTTACAGGATCTTTATCTAAATAAAATATATTCATTAATATAGATATTTTAATTGTAAATAAGTTCCTATAAGAAAGATTGTCCAAATTAACAATCCCCAAGTAAATGATTCTAAAAATTGTTTCATATAAATGTTTTTGTTATTGCTAATATAATAAACATTTTATTAACAAAAAAATATTTTTAACAAAACTTTAACATTTACCAAATATGGTATTCTCCTTTGTTTGGATCTTCTAGTTGAGAAGTTATAGCATAACGTAGTGCATCTATAGCGTGGTTATATGCATCAATAGGTTTATTTAATACATTACCTTGTTTATCACTCATCCACACATAGTTTCTTAATTCATTTATTAAGTTCTTGCTTCTAGATGTTATAAAGATCTTATTTTGATTTATAAGATTTAAACCATATTTAATACTATCTCTACCTTTTTTTACAGGATATACTATATGTCCATAGTGGTTTAATTCTGCTATTGATTTTGGTTCTGCACTATCCGCATAAATAATATCATCAACACTATAAGTTTTAAGTAAGTTACTTATATCTCTATTTAATAAACCTTTTTTATAAATGATCTCATCAAATATATAACTATCATTATATTTATACATAGCTACTAAAGATGTTGGGTCGTTACTATAACCAAAATCCATACCATAACAAAGTATTCTTGCTTCTGTTGGTAGTTGTGTTTCTTTCCAATCTGGTATACATACTCCTTCTAAACTACCTAATTGACCTAAACCGTATACTTTCCACCAGTTTTTCCAATATGTACTTTTATTAGCTTTTTCTTTAGCTGACTCTATTTCTTTAACAATTGTATCTGGTAATGCCTCGTTATCTTTATATGTTAATGTGATAAAATCTACATCTTCTCCATTTAAGACCTCCCTATCAACCCAGAATGAACTAGTAGGGTTATAATCTAGCCATATGTTATTGCTTGTTCTGACCATTAATTGCTGATATGCATCAAACGGTATATTATTACATTCGTTAATATATAAATCTGTTCTTCTTGCTCCACGTAATTTATCAGGCATATCTGTACTAAAGAACTCAATATAACTACCATTAGTAAAATTATACTTAAGTGTAGACTTGTTAAACTGTATATCTCTATATCTATTTAACATCATCATTATTTTCAAGAAGTCTTTTAATGCTCCTCTTCTTAAATGCGGTACTGATTCAGATACTATACTTATTTCTAAATTAGGATTCTTAATTGCTTTATCTATTAATATAGGTATAATACCAAAAGTCTTACCGGCTGATGTTCCACCACGTATGACTTTAATTCTTTTATTTAATCTGTAAAGCTTTTTAATTGCAGTTGTTACTACAAATTCCATTAAATGTCAAATATTGGTTGTTCTGTATTTAAAGTAATATCTTTAGTTTCTTTTGGTTTACCAGCATAATAATGATAAAATAATTGTACATATTTAAAATCACCATTTTCAATACCAGCTTCTAAAGCTTTATAAGCCTTATCTTCTAAAGGTGTAAGTCTTTCAATTAGTTTAACTTCTTCAGACTTAGATTTTCTACCAGAACCTTCTCTTTTACCGCCTTTCATTCTTTGAAAAAAATTGATTAATCAATAGAACAATAAAAAAAAATAACTTTTGTTAATACATAGCAAGTATCTTATCTAGTCTATCTATTATAAGATCTTCTTTATCTTCAGGTATTCTATTAACTAGATCTATTAGTCTATTATTTTTAATACTTCTAGACTCTTCTATTTCTTTATAAGATTTTATTTGTTCTTTTAGTTCGAATATTTCAAAGTTAAGTTCTACACATTTTTGTTTTAACTTAACGTGGTTATCCTCTTCTGTTATATCTTTAAGGTCTTTTATTTTAGTCTTTGCATTGTTATATGCATATTCTAACATTTTATTGTGTTTCATCCACATTGGGAATTGTGACAAAGAATATACTACCGTAGAATGATCTTTATTTACAGAGTCACCTATACTGTGTAAACTTAAATTAGTACTATTTTTTAATAGTGTATAATATAATCCTCTTGCTTCACAATATTTTCTTTTTCTAGTAGGATTGTCTACATCTAAACCTAGTTCTTTATTTACTATGTTTTTATATCTTGTTATTTGATCTGCCATTTTTGTTTCTTATTAATTTAGTTATTTTTATTAATTCTTTCATTTCTATTTCTTGTATCGCTTTATATATACCAGCGCATTGTTCATACATTTCTGTTTGCTCGTAAAGTTTTAATATTTTTTTTAATTTAGAAAGTGGAGTTCCTTTTCTATAATCGTGAATAGACATGAGGTAATATTCTTCTTTAATATCTTTCTCATTCACAAAGTTCCTTTTATTATATATTCATTTAATTCATACTTTTTTTTTACAAAATATTGCTCAAATACTTTTAAACCATATTCTACTTTATCTTTGCCTGATAAATAAAACTCTTCACTAACGTTATAATGTCCTAAATCACCTGTTGACTTGTCTATAGCGAAAAAGAAAAAGTTTTCATAACTAACTTTAAATAGTTCACAATAAATATATACTTGAACATCATAACCATATTTTTTAGCTGACCAAGGAAAAGCTTTCAAATCGGACGTTGTTTTAAGATCAGCAACATAATCGGTTCCTAATATATCTGCTTTAGCTCTAAAAGGATAACCTTGTAACACATCAAAGCCTGGTTGTTCAAATTTAGCTCCTCTAGTTAATTGTTGCCATATGTCATTTTGTAGTAAAGCATCTACTGTATACATAGCTTTATCATATTCTCTTCTTGTATAAACAAATTGATCGCTACCTACTTCTTTTACTTTGTCTTTATATGCTTTTGTTACTGCTGACTTTACTTCTACTATATGACATAAAGAATCTAATTTATCTGGCTCTAATGCCGCTAAATGTATTAATCTACCTGTCTTAAATGCTTTACTATCTGATTTATAATTTAAAGATCTAGCATAACTTTTAGGAGAATCTATTAGTGATTTTATAGCTGAAGAACTCAACGCGTATTTACCTAACTCTCCATAGTAAAAAGAATCATCATACATTTTTTCTAATAATTTGTCTTTATCATAAACATCACCATTTAATAATTGTATCTTTTCTTTTCTTTTGCTTTTATTATATATACTTTTTAATTCATTAATAGTAATAAAACAGGTATCATCCCCGTGGTATGAGCCATTTAAGCTAACGTGTAAAGCGTGTAATTCATTTTCTGTTTTAAACTCATATACTTCATTATTAATCCTAATTTCTAATCCTTCTTTAGCCCAATCCATAAAGGCTATTTTAGGTGTCATAAAAGTTACATGTTTCCATGTAGATTTTTTGGTTACTATTCTCATATTAATTATCTTTTATAAAGGTTCCATTTATCATTTTACCCGTCCTGTTTTTTATTACATTATAAGCAGAGTCGATACAATCTTCTATTTTTAAACCTCTTAACTCAGCTAAATTAGTTAATACTACAATCATATCACCTATAGCGTCTATGACTTCTTCTTGATCATTATCAAGTAAAGCTTTTGCTAATTCACCTGATTCTTCTTGTAATTTTACATATTGAGTTCTAGCGTCTCCTTTTTCTAAGATACCTTTTTGTTTTGCCCATTGTCTTATTAATTCAAATCTATTCATATATTAGTTTTTAATTGTTGGATCAAAATTAGATCTACCACACAAAGGATAAAGGTGCGTATAGTATTCTGTTCCTTTTTTAATTCTTTTTTTATTTTTAAATACAATATCCTCTGTGGCTATTTGATATTTTCTACCACAATAACCAATTGTTTTTCTGTCTGGTTTTTCTATATTTATAGAACCAATATATTTACCATTAACCATATACTCTAAAAAGTAACCTAAATTTTCATATTTAATACCGTAATGTGCATTCATAGTTTATAAGTGTTTTTTTATATAAGCTAATATAATAAACATTTTATTAACAGAAAAATTATTTAATATTTTTTTTATAGTGTCTTTCATATATATGTAGGTTATGAGCAAAATGTACATAATAACCTTGTTGTGAATTTAAACTATTAGCAACTAACTCATGTAGTTTTAAAAAACAATAAGCATCGTTACAAAAACCAAACCATAAATCATTACTTCTCATCATAACAGTCATATGTAATTTTTCTGAGTCAGGTGTATAATAAAATTGTATAGTTAAAGTACATGGCGTGTCTTTACTATAACCAGTATGTTCTTTACCATCATAAATACTCAACACAGCTCTACGCGAATATTTATTTTTTTTTAATTCTTTTATTACATATTGTAATTGGTTATTTCTTGACCATTGCCAACCATAATTGCTATTAACATAACCACGTTCATCCATATGATTATACCATATTTTAGCAACTTTAGCTATTTCTATAGCTGATCTGTTTTTAGACAAATACCAATCCCACTCTAGCTCAGCATAGGTTTGTTTAAAGTTTCTAAAAGGTGTTTTAACTATTTTTTCTGATGTATCTACTATTGTAAATATTTGATTGTACAGAGCTTTAGTTCCTGTTTCGTTAGGAACTTGACTATCTAATTTATCATAATAAAATTCAAAAGCTTCTGTTACTGTATCAAATTGCCACATGTTTTAAATATTCTTTATGTTGTTTTTCAATTAACTCTTTACTATACATTTTAGATAAATTTAATACATCTTCTTTATTTGTAACATATAATATATCTTTTAATGTTTTGTCTTGTATAAGATCTTTATTAGGATCATATTCAATTGGTATTGCAGCTAAACAATTAGAGGCTAAAGTTTCATAAAATCTAAATGTAACAACGTTGTCTTCATGTTCTTCATCCGCTAATATTAAACTTACTTTGCATTCATTTAATTTATTTAATAAATCTTTATGTTTTAATTTTTTTATAAAAGTAGATTCTATTTTATTTGTTTTATAACCAATTAACAAATTGTTCAAATTATTAGGCATATATTTTCTTAATTGTTTTTCTCTATAACTACCTCTTTTGTCACCATAATATACTATATTATATTTTTTTTCTTGTTGTGTATATTTAGGTTCTTGTATTTTATTTTTAAATATTTGTTTAAAATAATCAAAATATATAAAATTATTATATTTTGTATCATTAAAAAATTTATTTAAGTTTTTACCTGGAAATAAATAATCTGCATTATCTATTAAGTTTTGCCAATTAT